ATATCTTTATAACTATCCTGCTTATACTTTAGAAGGAGTTTTATTAGCTCAATACGAATTTCAATTAGTATCTGAAGATGTTGTAAATCAATTAGTAAGATATCATAATGTAGAAAATCAGGAGGTAGCTGCATGGTTTCTAGCGTAGGACAATGTAGAAATTGCGAACATGAATGCCATTGTGGTAATGGTGGTGTCTGTGTAAATTGTAAATGTGCAAACTGTGAACACAATGCACTAGATGAATTTCATAAAAATCTTAAAGATGGCTTTAAAGAAAGTGTTGAGTAATGGCTCATACCTACAAAAACTCAAAGATAGATCTTACTACTACTAATGCTACTGCTTTAATTACTGTAGCTGATGGCTCTACTGTTATTATTAAATCTATTATAATATGCGAAGATAGTAACAATGATGATAGTATTTCATTAACCATAGTAAATGGTGATGATACATTTCAATTTTTAAAAGATGCTTTTGTTGGAGCTAAATCTAGTATACAAGGTATGGGTGGACACAATGCTACATTAGTATTAGGTGAATCTGATATACTTAAAGCTACTGCTGCAACTGCAAATAGATTACATGTTATAACAAGTTATTTAGAAATTACATGACAACACCTGTATACGTACCTAAAGAAAATATTAAAGAAGTCTTTCCTATTGTACA